GCCTATAACGCGCATGCAGAGGATTGCCGGCAGTGGGGCCGAGAACAGAAGGCGGAGCTGGGGTTGTAGGATGATCGGTTGGGGAGGGTGCCGGTACTACAAAACCCGGCTTGGAACGCCCACATCCCTGTAGAGAAAACGCAGCATGCCCGCCCGGGTTGCTGCTGTCGCCGGTGATCATCGGCAAACGATAACCCTGTGTACCGAAACACAGGACCGTGTGCTACTGTATGCAGTATCCGTTATACCAGGAGCGCAACATGGACCCCTTCGACTGGGTTGACAACGACTCGGAAGACCTACCGAACCCGCCGGCGAAGAAGCCGGTGTTCGATGGTGACGACCCGCTTGCTATCGTGCGTGACATACCACCGTGGGTACCAACGTCGCCGGTGAGCGCCGAGGCTCGCCCCGAGTGGGACATGCGTATCGTGATTGACTTCGTCCTGGGCGCCAGCGAAGAGTCGATATGCGAAGCCTATGATCTGATGCCACACCAGTACCAGCGTGTCATCAACGACGTAGGCTTCCAAGCCAAGGTTGCCGGTCTCAAGAAACACCTTGAGAAAGAAGGCGCGACGTTCACACTGAAAGCGCAGATCCAAGCTGAGACGTTGATTGACGAATCGTTCCGCATGGCAATGGATCCGGATATCGACGCGCGCGTACGGGCAAAGTTGATCAACGACACAGTGCGCTGGGCTGGCTTTGACAAGACAGGTGGTTCGGCTGACGGCACTGGTGGGTTCTCGATCAATATCAACCTCGGCGGGTTGAAGCCAGGCAACACATACGACGGAATCGCAGAGGACGTATGAGCAAGTTCGACGTTGACTACACGCCGACGCCTACCGGCAAGGCGCTCATCACGAGCGACAAGAAATACTCGTTCATCATCGGTCCGGTCGGCCCCGTCTCGGGTGATACCGAGTTCCTCACGGATGCAGGGTGGAAGCGTGTAGATGAATACCAAGAGGGCGACTTGGTAGCGCAGTGGACACCCGACCCAAACGGCGATCCGACCGCTGGTGTTGTCGAGTTGGTGCAGCCTCTGGGGTATATCGTCGGTCCAGCCGACACCATGTTGCACTTCCACAACAAACACTCGTTGTCGATGATGCTGTCGCCTAACCACAGGGTGCCTTACTATGACTATCGTTGTCGGCTGCAAGTCGTCCCGGCAGCGGACATTGCGGTGTCGCCAAGCGTGCGTCGCATACCGACCGCGTTCACAGTCTCAGCGCCCGGCACAGGTATGGACGAAGCCGTCCTGCGCCTCGCTGTGGCGATCAACGCTGACGGACACTTCCCACGTCCTGCAGGCCACGTAAGCCCGGCGCCAAACCGGTGTGTCGTAACAGTGCGCAAAGAACGCAAGAAGCAGCGACTACGGGCACTGCTGGGTGCGTGCGGTGTTGCCTATGACGAACGACCCGGCAACGATCGTCGTCCGACTGAAACGCGGTTCCTATTTGACAGCCCCTACATCGGAAAGACGTTCGACACGCCGGATTGGTGGAAGGCGTCCGCGTCAGAGCTGAACGTCATCATGGACGAATTGAAGCACTGGGACGGATTGTATGAGGGTGCAGATACGCGGTTTGCGACTACGTCAAAAGGTGATGCGGATTTCGTGCAGTATGCCGCACATGCAACCGGCGGGCGCGCAACGATCAGTGTGGACGAGTACCCGGACAAACCCAACTGGAACACCGGCTACACGGTCCATATCGCACCCAGCGGCAGCGCCAAGGCGTCAGTCGTTGTCAAAGAGTCGGGCACCTACCGGTGCGACACGGTGCCAGCGCCAGGTGGTAAGCAATACTGCTTCCGCACCTCGTCGAGCTTCTTCTTGGCACGGCACAATGGACGCATATTCGTCACAGGCAACTCAGGCAAGACCGTCGCCTGCCTGATGAAAATCCTGTATCAGGCCAAGCAGCAAGCGCCCAACCCGGAGGATGGCATTCGGTACACGCGGTTCGTTGTAGTGCGTAACACCAACCGGGAGTTGCAGGATACGACGCTCAAGTCGTTCTTCCAGTGGTTCCCGCCAGGCAAGGCCGGTGTGTGGAAGGCGACCCCCAAAGACTTCCTCTTCAAGTTCGACGACGTACACTGTGAAGTGCTGTTCCGGCCGCTTGATACCCCGGACGACGTGTCGAACGTACTATCGCTTGAGATCACCGGCGCTATGCTCGACGAGTTTGTTGAGATCCCCCGGGAGATCGTCGACGCACTGCAGTCACGCTGCGGCCGGTACCCATCGAAGAAAGAGGGAGGCTGTACGTGGCGCGGCATGTGGGGGGCATCAAACCCAGGTGTTGAGGACTCGTGGTGGAACGACTGGTTGTACGAAGAATGGCCGGAAGAAGAGGGTGGTATCGAGGCTCAGACCAAAGCGCTCAACTTCTACGAGCAGCCGAGTGGTTTCAGTCCGAACGCCGAGAACCTGGAAAACCTGCCTCCCTACAACCCTAACAGCAACGAATATTACGTCGAGCTGGCCGAGGGTAAGACGCCGGAGTGGATTCACCAGTTCATCGAAGTGAAGTGGGGTTACAGTCAGAAGGGTAAGCCCGTGTACAAGACCTTCAAGCGCGACATGCACGTCGCCACCCAGCCACTCAAGTACAACCCGCTGCTACCTATCGTCATGGGGTTCGATGCGGGGTTGACGCCGGCGGCCACGTTTACCCAGCAGGATTCATTCGGTCGGGTGCTGCTGCTGGACGAGTTGATCTCTGACAGCATGGGCGCTCGTCGGTTCTGCAGGGAGAAGGTAAAGCCGCTGCTGGCGCGGCGGTTCCCCAACTGCACGTTGGTTGTCGCTGCAGACCCTGCAACACGCCAACGCGCTCAGACCGACGAGAAGACCGTAGCTGAGGTGCTGGAGGAAGAGTTGGGTGTCAGAGTGCAACCGGCTCGGTCAAACGCACTGGCCGCACGGATCGGCGCCGTTGAAGACAAGTTGATGTTGTTGACAGAGGCCGGCCCCGCGTTGGTCATTGACCCGAGTTGCCGCTACACTATCCAAGGGTTCCAGTCGGCGTATCGGTACGCTATCAACACGAAGGGCGTGAAAGCCGATACACCCGAGAAGTCACACCCGCACTCTGACTTGGCTGACGCGATCCAGTACGCCTGCATGGCGCACAGTGAGGGCGCGGCCAGGGAAGCAAGGCGTAGAAAGAAACCTGCATCTGGGTTACATTCACGCAACACGTACACTTACTAGGGCATGAACATGGCTGACGGCGAACTGAACCTGGATCAAGCGAAGCTCAACGCGCTCGGCAACACGCTCGCCAGCCGGCTCACTGAATCCATCGCTGACCGACGCGGCAAAGAGAACGAGTGGATACAGAGCCTGCGTCAATACAAGGGCAAGTACGACCCTGAAATGTGTAAGGGTTGGACTGATGACCAGTCACGCGCTTATCCTAAACTGACTCGGGTTAAGGTTCGGAGTATCGTTGCCCGGCTACACGCGCTGTTGTTTCCGGCCGGCGAGAAGAACTGGGACGTTACTGCGTCACCGGTACCCAGTATGCCGACAGAAACACTCCTGATGCTGGCGGATCAATGGCAGCAAGAGAACCCCGACACCAAACCAACACAAGAAGCACTGGACCTGTACGTCAAGAAACACGCATCGAAGGTTGCGTCCTTGATGGCGACGATTATCAACGACCAGTTGGGTGATACGTCCGCGCTTGACTCGGGTGGCAACTACCAGGATCTCGCACGGGTGGTGCTTGACTCCGGTGTGATGTACGGCACAGGTGTGCTCAAAGGTCCGATGACGCTGGAAGAGTCCGGCAGTTCTCTGGTGGTGAGCGACGGCGTCATAACCGTTGAGGAAGGCACCACGTATCGACCGTGTTTTGAGGCGGTGTCGATCTGGGACTACTACCCGGATATGAGCGCCAAGACCTATGCAGACATGCGCGGGCAGTTCCAGCGCCACGTCTACACCAAGGCGGGTATGGTGGAGCTGCAGAATGCGCACGGGTTCATCAGCGACGCGGTAAAACGACTGCTGGCAGACAAGCCCGACGGGAACTACCACAAGAAGAATTACGAAGACGAGCTGGACAGCCTGACCGCAGAGCGTGACGGCAAGGCGAAAGAGAAATCCGGTCGCTACGAGCTGTTCGAGTATTGGGGTGAGCTGCTGGGTTCAGACCTGCAGGCCGGCGGTGTGGAAGTGCCGGAGGACCAGCTTAACAGCGTGTTCATCGGTTCGGTCTGGTTCACGGCGGACAAACACGTCGTTAAGGTCGCCCGGTCTCCCTGGGGTCGTGACGTTCAGATGTATCACAAGTTCGTCTTTGAGGATGACCACGCCAGTGTCACCGGGGTAGGTCTGCCGCACATCATGCGCGACAGTCAACTCGGTGTATCCACGTCAACCAGGATGCTGGTCGACAACGCGGCATCTGTGTGTGGTCCGATGCTTGAAGTGGATCTGGACCAGGTGGACGAGGGTCGGTCCCCAGCCACCATCAGACCCTTTGCTATCTGGTACAAAGACCGCACCAGCGCAAACGGTGGGCGTGCAGTGCAGGAGATCACGGCCGACGCGCACATCACTGAGCTGCAGTCTATGGCCAGGATGTTCATCGAGTTTGCCGATACGGAGACGTTCGTCAACGCGTTGACCGGCGGTGACATGGAGAGCCTGCCGTCCGAGGCGCTGCGCACCCAGGGCAATATGTCGATGGCGATGGGCGCAGCGGCGCTACCGTTCAAGGATATCGTGCGCAATTTCGACGCGTTCACGATCAGCGTGGTCAAGTCGCTGGTAGCATGGAACACCGAGTATCACGAGCGCAAGGATGAACTGGTTGGTGATCTGCGGCCTGTCGCCCGTGGTGCAAGCTCGTTGATGGCAAAAGAGGTGCGGGCCTACACGCTGGATGCACTGGCAAACAACCTGAACCCAGAAGACGAGTTGTATATCGACCGCGAGGCATTGTTGAAAGAGCGGTTGTTGGTACGCGACCTGCCGATCGAGAAGTTGTTTGTCGGCCCGGATGAGGTCGAGCGCCGCCGGCAAGAGCGGGCAGAGGCAGCAGCCAAACAACAGCAGCAGGCCGACCAGATGTTTAACGCTGAGCTGCGTGCGAAAGATACCGAGTCGCTCAAGGACACTGTGCAAGCGCAGAAGAACTTGGGCGCGATCGACAACGAAACGGCCAAGATCATACTGATGGCCTTGGAAAAGCAGGTGGACCCCGATGTCTTCAGCAGAGCAGTCGCCGCAGCAGCTGGTACACGCAATGCTCCAGAAGGAGCCGGCCCTCAAAGCGGCAATCCAGAAGTTGTTCAAGCAGGAGCTGGACCGATGCCACAGGCGGTTGGCTGACGCCGACCTCGACGTGGAGCTACGCAGGTGCCAAGGAGACCACCGCACACTGCAGCGGTTGGCGAAGGACTTAGGCGTACAATAGTTACACTATAACGCTTGACATTAACTAACGACGCAGGTAAATAACCGACTATGAGCACAGAAAACGATTTCGAGTCAGCCTTTAACGAGGCAAGCGGCGGCAACGCGGACCCGGTGGTTACACCGGAGGATACCGACGTCGTTACCACAGAAGACACCGACGTCGACACTACGGTTGATGTGGACGACGGTCCTGGTGACGCAGCGCCCGCAGTAGCAACCGATGCAGCTGAGCCATCGGACGCAGACGTAGACGTCGATGCAGCCGCAGAAGCAGAGCCGGATACCAAAGTTACGCCGGTGCCAGCCGCTAAGCAGGAGCCGGCCCCAGCAGTAGACCCGAAGTTCCTGGCTCAGGCTATGGCCGAGTACATGGAGTCGCAAAAGGCGCAGCAGCAACCACAGCAAGCGCCGGAGTCTACGCAACAAGCGTACAAACCCAAGGTTGCCGCCGACTATCTCGACGACAACCAGAAAGCAGCACTGGCCGCGTTTGAATCAGACTGGCCGGAAGTTGCGCCCGTAATGCAAGCTGTTGTCGAGGCGGCGGTGAAAGCCACATACGACAACATCATGCACGATATGGACACGAAGCTCGATCAGACTCTGGCGCCGATTGGGAGCTATGTAGCCCAGTCGCAGGAGGATCGGCTTTATGCCGCCATTGGGCAGGCTCACCCGGATTGGGAATCCCATCTGGATGGTATCGCTCAATGGATAGATACGCTGTCACCCACGTTCAAACCCGGCGCTGTTGCGGCTTGGAATGGGAGTGATCTGACAGCTATCGTGTCGCTGATTAGCGACTACAAAAATGCGAAAGGTTTGACGAGTGCAGCGCCGGAAAAACCAGCCTCGCCAGCCGCGCAAGTACGCCAGAAGCCGAGCGTCGCAAGCGTTAGCGCGACCGCCGCACCGCCGAAGGCGCAACGTAGTGCAATTGCTCCGCAGAGTGACCCGAACGATTTTGAAGGCGCTTTCCAAGAAGCACTTGCTGCTGCAACTTGACCGACTGAGAGGATACAAACATGGCTTACGGTGGAAATACTTACGGCGACCTGACCCCTCGCCAAGCAGGTTATTCGGTTGTGGCGTTCCTGACCCGAGCGCTGGCAATGATGGTTATCGAGAAGTTCGGTACCCCCAAGCAGCTGCCGAAGAACCAAACCAAAACCGTCAAAATGCGTCGCTACTTCCTGCAAGGTGGTACCGGCGGTTACAGCGGTAACGCAGGCGCGTACAACCTGCCAATCTCCATCACCCCGCTGACCGAGGGCGAAACCCCAACCGGTCGCAAGATGGCGTACAAGGACTACTCCGTGGACATCGCGCAGTATGGCGACTGGACCGGCTTCACAGACTTCTTCATGGATACCCACGAAGACGTGCCGGCTGTTGTCACCGAGTTCGTGGACATCCTGGGCGAGCAGGCTGCACTGACCAAAGAAACGCTGACCTACAACGTGTTGAAGGCCGGTACCAACGTGTTCTACGCCAACGGCTCCGCCCGCGCTGACGTGAACACCCCGATTACCAAGGCCATGATTCGCCGGGTTAGTCGTTCGCTGAAGGTGCAGAACGCGATGAAAATCTCGTCTGCTATCACCTCCACCCCGAACTTCAACACCCAGCCCATTGAAGCCGCTTATATCGCGCTGGTTCACCCGAACTGCGAGAACGATATCCGCGAGATCGACGGCTTCATCAGCGTAGCCAACTACGCACAGGGCAAGGCGATGGAAGGTGAGATCGGTCGCGTCGAAGACGTGCGCTTCATCAGCTCGACCGTCTTCACCGCGTTTGAAAACGCCGGCGCCGCCTTCAATGGTAGTGGTGTCGATATGCTGTCTACCGCTGGTACCAACGCAGACGTGTACCCGATCCTGTTCCTCGCCAAGGAAGCCTTCTCGGTTATCCCGCTGCGTGGTGCAGAGTCGGCCGAGATCGGTGTTGTGTATCCGAAGAAGACCGAGACCGACCCGCTGGGTCAACGTGGTGTCATCTCTTGGAAGATGTATCACGCGGCCATCATCACCAACGATTTCAACATCGTTCGTGGTGAAGTAGCAGCGACCGCCTAACGGAATAGGCCCCTGACAAACCCCGCCGAGTGCGGGGTTTGTTTTATCCAAAACTTGAACAATACGACACAGCAGGCGATACTGCTGTTCGACAGCTCTGAGGGTATGTGCTATGGATCGGGTAACTATCGAACCTGCTGAAAACGGTTTCATCCTGCGGTATGACGACGATAAGGTCCGCATGGAGAACAGCAAACCTAACGCGCGGTGGAAAGACCCTGAGGTCAGGAAGGTCTACCCCGACGAAGCCAGTATGATGCAAGACCTGTCCACGATCTTGCCTACGCTGAAACCCCGTGCCGAAGACGACTATTCCGAGGCATTCAACGAAGCCGTAAAGGTGCATGACGATGACTGAAGAAACTAACGACGTGAACACCGAGCAGACCGAAGCCGCAGCGCCCGCAGTAGCGCCGGTACAGCCCCGCAAACGTGGTGCGAAAAAAGACGCAGCTCCCGCAGCCGATGCGAACGACGTGCTGGACGGCGAAGAGTTCATTGACCTGACGAAGCCGGAAGATCGCAGGGACACCAAGCGTCCCCCGGTTTACATCCGCCTCACCAACAGTGAAAACTTTCCCCCGAACGGCCAGCCGTTTGGTGTCAACGGTCGCTTCTTTGCGCTGCGCCCCGACGTTTGGTACAAGGTGCCGGGCTTTTTGCCGCTCAGTATCAAGGACTGCGTTGCAGAAAAACCGTTGAAAGACGACAACGACAAGTTCATCGGTACCCGCAAAGTACCGGCCTGGCCGTTTGAAACCCGTAAGGTGTAACGACGATGATCCTCCGAGAGCTGCTTGCTGAACTGCGACACACAATCCTGCGGGACTTCTCGTCCGCAGTAGACGCATCGCCCTCGGAGGGCGCTAATTTCGACGACAACACGCTTGTTCGATACATCCGAGAGGCGGAGTTGCGTTTTGCTACAAAGACCCGGTGCCTGCGAGACTCGACGACCCCCGCTATATGTCAGATCACGATGGTCGCCGGGCAAGCTGAGTACCCGCTGGATAGTCGCGTAATGACGGTGCATCACGCTCGCTACGACGGTCGAATCAACCTCGGCCCGATCGGCTACACGAATGAGTTCACCCCCCGTGGCGACCTCGCGCCGAGCGCACCCACCGCATACGCCAGCACCCAAGGTGAACCTCGGTTCTTCTACACTGATAGCGGTAGCGGCAAGATCGGGTTCTACCCGGCACCCTCAACGCAGGACGCCGGCAAGATTGTGACCCTCACGGTCACACGCAAACCGTTGGTCCCGCTGTCTACGCAGAACCTCGATCAGTCGCCAGAGATTCCCGAAGAGTACCACTTGGACCTACTCGGTTGGGCTGCGTGGAAGCTGCTGTCTACTGACGATACCGAGTACAACGGCGATCCGAATAGTATCTCTGTTATCATGGCTCGGCAGAATATGTTCAAGAAACAGTTCAATGACGCTGTGGACGAGTGTAAAACGCAGGTCCGCAGACTCACCCAACGCCCTGTGGCGTTCGCAACCCCCGGCGCAAACTGGAGTTAATTATGGCTCAGATTATCGACCCGCAAACTGGACTCCTGGTTGACGTGCCGGATACTAGCTTGGCCGCCCGTGCGTCTCGTCGGGCTACCGCCCAACCGCCACAGGCAGCACCGATCGTTCGGCAGGACACTACCGGTGGTCGTGGGTTCCGCCGCCCTGTTGAACCACAGGCACCAACGCCGACACAGCGTACACGCGGCCAGATCGCTCGTAGTAGTGGTGCAC